AAATTAGCTAATAATCCAAATAAAAATTATTAAAGCTATAAATAAAATAACTCCACTGATTATCCATTCAGATTTAGGGTAACCCCATACATTATCTGGATTATTAAAATCAGGTTCTCTTCTACGTGTCGTTTTCTTAGTATGACTAGAGAACTTAGAATAAGATAAACCAGTACCTGGAATACCTACTGTTGTGCGAGTACCCTTCTTACTTACATTTACACGTGCACCTTTCCCACCCACAGAAACACTTGATAGCCCTTTTTTACTAATATTGACACGGATTCCAGGAGCAATTTTTATACTTTTTCTAAAATTCAATCCCATCACATCACCTATCTAGAGCAGATCTTTTTAGAAGCACTGATGGAACCATCATTACAAACAAACTTACTACCATCGCAATGACTTATCCCACCTTTCTTACCAGAGCACGGTTGTCTCCCTCTACCTGCTTCCGCAACACTTAATGAGCTTAAAACTAATAAAAGACTTAAAATGACTTGTTTCATGGTTTTTACCGTTTGTTATAAAGTGTACTAACTTTAACAAACTGGTTACTAAATGTCACATAAAGGAAAACCACCCGAAGGTGGTCTTTTAAATCAGGCTATGCATGTAAAAGTTTTTCAGCACCAGCAGCCAAGAAAGCCGATCGAGTAGTATATCTCTTACCTTTACCTACATTCTCATCAATTTTACGAATCAAACGGCTTGGTAAAGTAACATTGATTTTTTCTGGTTTACCCAGATAACGACTAACATCAACTTCGGTAACCGCCCAGATCATTCCTTTATATTCAGGATCATCGACAAATTTAACTAGTTCGGAAGCTAATGGGATTTCCTCACCATCTTCAGCCAATATTTCTAAATGGCCTGAAATAGCTTCTTTAACATTCTCAATAGCTTCTTCAAGTGTGTCACCAGCACTAAAACAACCTGGAATATCAGGAACAGTGACACCAAATGCCTCAGTATCTGATCCTCGTTCAATTGCAATTGGATATAACATCTCAACACTCCATGCCCTTGGCATAAACATATCGCCCACTGCGTTATGATTAGTTGTAAGGGATATAGTATTTAAAGTCGGGAAACAGCGGGTCAATTTAGACCCGCTTGTTTCAAAATGCTTTTAACAGTTCCGTTTGGTAAATCCTTTTTAGGATGTGGGATTGTAACTAACCCCTTTTTGGTTGGGTGTTTAAAGTGATGATGACTTCCTGAAACCCTAACCTCATACCAACCATCTGCTTCAATCATTTTGATTAAATCCAGACTTTTCACACCAATCCCTTATTAACTTGATGAGATAATAATAACCCTAGAGTTATTATATGTAAATAACTCTAGGGTTACTTTTTTGAGGACTTGGAATTTATTTTTTTATGGGCTTCATCTAAAAACAAGTTATCCAACGCAAAAATACAGTCATTAAAAATATGAGCAGCCACGGGTAAATCATTATGCTCTGCATAGACATTGATTGCCTGCTGATCTAAAGATAACGGGATGCCCTGCTCATACCGTCTGGATCTGGCAATAGTACTAAATGCCGAAAGAATAGAGTCGGCCGCATACGAATATTCTGGCGGATCCGGAATACGGCCACCTAAGAACTTGATTTGCTCGATTTCGTGCGGCGTTTTCGACGCATACGTTTTTTGGTATTTGTAGAGCTCGATGACTTTCCCAGAATTAAAGCCTTGTCCTTGTCGGCTTCTTCCTGAATCTTCTGGGCCTGTTCTTTAATGAATAGCCAGATTGAAATACCAATATCACCAAGATTAAGAAGCTTTGAAGCATTCTCAGGTGTATAGGGCTTTTCAGATTCAACCGTTTTATCGTCTACGATTTCGGCAAATACCACACCTTTCCAGTCTTCGATTAAGTGGGCGGCGCATGCATCCATTAACAATTCATGGTAAAGCTTGGCATCTTCATCTTTGACCATTACATCGTAGCCTTTAGACGAGATCTGGTTTCCTGCTCGTTCAATAGCTACCTGAAAAGGCTTATATGCGATACCACGGACTTTGAACTCAGCCTGTACCTCTCCATCAGAACCCTTATATTCACACCATTTTGATACGTCCGAGCTTTTAATAATTCCGACTTTTAAAGCCATAACAACCTCTAATTTTGAGAAATAAAAAAGCCCATGGGATTCCATAGGCTTTGTTACTGAATAAGTTGATTACACAAGAGCGCGTACAATTGTTGGCGCTGTACGAACTTGGGCAAAGTTGATATCTACAGTAATGATGTCATCACCACCACCATCCGGGTGATTGGCTTCCATGACTTCCAATTGCGGGAAGTTGAACGAATATTTACTTCCTTTGCTGTCTCTGATGTCGAAGGTCAGTGTAAACACATCACGGGTTTTGATTGCATCAATCCAACCAGCAGCTGTGGCCGAGAACATGAATGAAGCATTCGCTTCGATATCCATCATCTTCTCTAAATAAAACTCTGGAGTGTATTTACCAGATCCGATACAACGGATTGCTTCAAGGTTATTGTTAATAGAAATGGTCAAAGACTGTAGACATGCTTTGCCTTGAATTGACTGGCCGTTTACAAGCAAGTTTTCCACGTTCGGCATACTGACAAGCGGACGAGTCGAAGCTGCAACCGGATTCACTACAGGGTTAGTTTGCTGACGAGTAAACGAGCTACCTACAAGACCAAAGTTACCAGTAATTTTTCCAGTGGTCTGGATAGTAATTTCACCAGAATTAACCTGTACTCCACGATAAATAAAGACTTGGCCAACATCTTCGAAAACTTTAACTAACGTTAATGACTTACGTACCGTACCACCAAAACTTAAAGCGTTACCCGCCCAATTATTGAAGGCTAAAGCACTTAGGAATAGATCAAATGTTCCAAGTGATAATTCAAACTCTAACTGACCTGCTACTTCTGCTTCAGTAACTACCCCACCTTGTCGAAAACGTGAATCAACCACTTCACTGCTTTCTTCAGTAGAAACATTTTCAGATAAACCATCACTTACACGGCGAACTGTGTACCAGATCGGGTTTGCTGGAGTTGTTCCTAAAACTGCTTCTTCACAAGCATATAATCGAATTTTTGCGCCTGAACTCATTTATGGTTCTCCAAAATTTAGGCAATAAAAAACCCGCTTTTTAAGCGGGTTATTAAAGTGTTTCGTCTGTGTCTGAGATTTCTGGCGGTTCCACGCCATTCATGGCTGCAGCAACTGCCTGAGATAAGTTAGTAGGCTGGAAATCCACTGGTGTTTCACTCAAAGTTTCTTCAACCTCAGGTTCTGGTTCAGGTTCTTCATGCAGACGGATATCAATCCAGCGGCCTTCTGGAATGTCCATTGGGTTCTCGTGATCTGCCACAACAGCAGCAAGTTCAAAATCAAACTTACGCTTGTAAGTTTTAATTGAGATGTCACCATTTTCTAGGGTGTCATACACTACTGCGACGATTGTGTTGCCGTTTGCATCTTTCGGTACTTCGATATACCAGCCTTCCTGAGCAAAGCCTAAAGAACCTTCTAGTAAATAATCACCAACATCAATTCTCTTAAATTCAATCGGCTGTTTTTTTGCATCATTATTGAGCTCGATATGGTCGTTAAATAGCTTAACTACTGGTGATGCTGCTTTTATGAAACCGTTGGAATCCACAGAAGTATTCGCAGATGTTCTTAGCTGCTCAATTACAACAGGTATCTCACTGACAATAACAACGTCATCTGTATGAACAGTAACTAAATAATTATCAGATGTAATATTGGAAATACCGGAAAAATATCTAAATGCCGATGTTGAAGAACTTGCTGTTCTTCGAATGGCAACATAGTCTACATTTTGATATTTAACTACAGCCATACCTGAAATATGAGTTGTTACACCAATACTAATAAACCGAGCTGTAACACGATCATATGCTTGCTGAATTGATACTAAAGTTCTCGAATGTTGATTTGCTGAGCCTGAATCACCCCTCGAAAACACTAGCTCACCAAACATGTTTCGATTGGGTGAGCTGCTGACAGAATAAGGAAATAACAATACATAGCTAACGACAGAATCTAGGTTTACTCCCGTAATCATTTTTCTTTCAAAAGTTTGGCCTACTCCACCAATTCCAAAACCGCCAACTTCTATCAAATTACCAGCTGTAGTACCAACATTTCTAGTCGCGGCACTACCAAGCCCTAAGTTAGTTCGAGCATCTAGTGCAGTTGTCGCCCCAGTACCACCTTGAGAGACTGCAGCAGTACCTTGGACCTGCGAAAAGTTTGGTGCCAGATTAGGAATGCCTGAAGCGAATGGCAGCATGAATTGCCGTTTTCCCTGAGCCGAGTTATACGGGAATGGCCGGTGATCCCAACTAAATTTAAAAACAAGATTTGCCATTATGCTGTTACCCCGTCAATCACTTGGAAAGTCAAAGTTTCAGTGTGCTGCGTAGTACCACTAACTACAGCTTTAATATCCATCTGACACAGCCCTAAAGGCCAAGTTGCAGTGCTTGCACTAGATTTAATATTCAGCCATCCCTTCTGTGTACTTTGATTTAATGCAGCACAAGTCAAGGTAGCTACAGCTGCTCCATCAGCCAAAGCTTTAATCTGTGAAGTAAAGGTGTAACCGGTTAGATCAATTGCACGGCGAACATCATCCGGTGGATACTGCAGGGTTTCATCCATATCAACCAGCTGCAAGTTCAAGTTGAATGTGTCACCACGCTTAAAAACAAAATTGCTCATAAGTGATTCCTATAGACATAAAAAAACCACCGATGAGGTGGTAGTAGAAAGACGTAAAAAACTGCTTCTTAGCGGTCATTTAATTAAAGTAATTTAAGGTTTGTAATCTAAATCAACACTTACTCCAGTAACAACGTTATGTTTAGGCCCTCCGAGACAATCAACATTAGCCAAGCGTATATTCACATCGGAAACACATAGCTTATTTTCGCTTTGCCACTTCTTCAGTTCAACAGCCATAACATCTTCAAGATGTCTTTCCAGCTCTTGCCGTTTAATTTCGATTTCTTCTAAAGTCAGCATACATGACATATCAATTCACCTTGTACCCAATGCTCACATTATACTGAATGAAATCAGCATCTTTACCCGCATAGATGGATTGACCATTCAAACATTCTAAGTGTTCGATTGTGAAATATTCAAAATGGGCAAGTAATGCATCACTCAATTTTGTGATTTCAATTATTCCTGAATTGGGACGTGCAAAGCATTGAATCATGATATTACCGGTACGGCGAGTACATGGCTTATCTGCAATGCCAGAAGTAAAACTGGGACCACCTGCAATCGTTAAGCAGCACCAAACACCATCTTTAGGTACATTAAAGCCTGGTAAATTTGGATACTGGATTCTGTCTTGCGTAATACCGGTAAAAGCTTGCATACGATCGATAATAGCTTGCCTTGTCTGCTCTAAAGTCATTGCCATTTTAGCCGCCATACTTCTGAGAAATAAAGGTAAAGGTGGTGTTGTAAATTCCTTGTGGTGCTTGATCAGACCACCCATTTTCTAAGCGCTCTGCATAAGGCTGGTTGTTCTGGATATAAACTAAATTGCCCAACTTAAACTTCACGGCTTGAATAGCTGCATCCTGAATAGCATTTGTTTCAGGTCCACGTATGCCATAGTCACCAGATCCAACCGAAACCATATGTGAAGCACGGTATGCACCAGTATCGACGGGACTTAAATTAACTAAAGATTGCACAGTATCCATAACAATATGCTTCACATGGTCTTCTGCTGCTTTAGACACATCAAGACTAAAACTAGACGGCTTTTTCCCCTTCCATCCCATTGCTCACCTCGCTTGCTTCGTACATTTCGAAAAGTTCTTGAGCGATTGCCTGAATTGAATAAGCTTCAAATTCCACACTAGGCTCTCGTTCACCCATTCTCCGTTTTACTATTTGCCAGATATGAACAGCTTCATGTAAAAGCAATCCATAAACTTGAATTCGGTCTTTATCCGCCGTATCACCAATTTGGACGATTGCATATGCACCATCAGAAAAAGTACTAACTTGCGCATCCGCTCCCATATCCAAAAATTGATCGGCCTTATCCATATCTTCAAATAACAAATCCATGTGTAGTTGATTTCGAGCAAGCGTGTACTGCACATGTTGAAAAGGCGAGATATACCATTCAGGAACATAATCAGGATTAACCATTTTAGCCCCTACACTTTTCGAAGCTGACATTTCCAGATTGTACTGGCTGGATCTTGTTGAATATGGATAACTCGAAATGAGCCTAAAGCTGTTAGCCATTCATCGTCAATTTTTGGAGTCATGGATACTTCATTTTGCAGCACAGTTGCTTTTTTATCAGTAGCCAGCACTCCAAGCGTCTCAATCTCATATTGACTGTATGAGCCAAAAAGTACACCTCGGCCAGAATAGTTTTCTTTAACTTCAACATATGTTTCAGTTTTAGGATCCCAATTAGTTTTTGAGATCCGCTCACATGTAAAGGTATGAACGGCGTCCGCTAAATCATCATTAAATGCTTCGGCAATATCTGCCTGAATTTCGTCACGTAAGCCCATTTAAATTTTCCTGACAAAAAATACAGCTTTTCGTTTGCAATATGGCTTGATCAAATCAAGAATGTACTGCTCGGATGCACTAAGTTTTACTGATCCGTCCTGATACTCCTTTTCTGTTTCAACCGTATCTGCTTTTACTTTCTTTCGCTTTAATGCTTGTTCCTGTCCTTGATATATTTCACCCCTCATGATGCCTTTTAAGACTTCATAGGAAGCCGTTTTGAGGGCCTTAGGGACTGTTGTCACATCTTCATAAGGCTTGACGTTACGCGCCAATAAGTAAGCTTCTGACTTTTCAAGATAGTCAGCTTTATCACTGGCAGATAAAGCATCAAAGCCTGCTACACGTTCAATTGCTTCTTGTTCAGTGATAAAGCTCATGAATTATTCCTTTGGAATTAATGCTAAAAGTTCATCTTTTTTAGCACCTGCTTCAAATGCAATGCCTTTTTCAGTTAGTACAGCTCGAAGCTCATCTACTTTTAGACCAGCATAGTTAATTGGTTGTGGTTGAGTATCACTTGGTTTTTGGTCATCTTCAGGTGTTTGACCACCTTCACCTGATTCAAGTTCAGCAATACGTGCTTTCATTGCTTCGGTATCATTTTGAAAGGCAATAAATTCGCCCTTTACTGTTGCCAGTTGTTCTTCGAGTTCAGCAATTTTTGTTTCTGTCATTTGTTGTCTTTCCCGTGCACGGTTAAATGATGAAAGTCCCATATGTGGATCTCCAAAAAGATAAGGCGGTGTTACCCGCCTTTTTGTTATTTGATCTTGTGCTTGAATGCCACAATACGGATCTGTTTAGGATCGTAGACACGTTCCCAGTTTGCGGCTGTTGCTAGACCAGCATTATTAGGTGCAATACCTGTATCACCTGCCCA